CCTGTCTGTTAGGGGTCTAGAGGAATTGATTGACTACCAGGAATATCCTGTTAAGGTAGCTGAGATTGCTACGAAGTCACGTAGGTCCCTTGGTGTTGGTTTTATTGGTCTAGCCCATTACTTGGCAAAGTTGGGATATAACTATGACTCACAGGAAGCTTGGGATACAGTTCATGGTTTATCTGAGTCCTTTCAGTATTACCTTCTAAAGTCTTCCAATGAAATTGCCAAAGAGAAGGGACACTGTGAGTACTTTGGACGTACTAAGTACAGTGATGGGGTACTTTCTATCGACACGTACAAAACGGATGTTGATGAGATTACTACACAAAGTCTCGCACATGATTGGGAAGCACTTAGAGAGTCGATTCTGGCTCACGGATTACGGCACTCAACACTGTCTGCTCAGATGCCATCAGAGAGCAGTTCCGTTGTGTCAAACGCAACAAATGGAATTGAGCCACCTCGCGACTATCTGTCCATTAAGAAGAGTAAGAAGGGACCCCTTAAGCAGATTGTACCGTCTTACAGTACACTTAAGAACAATTACACACTCCTCTGGGAGATGAAGAGTAACGAGGGGTATATTAATGTCGTCGCTGTCATGCAAAAGTTCTTTGATCAGGGTATCTCCGGTAACTGGAGTTATAACCCAGAGAACTATGATAACAATGAGGTACCTGTGTCGCAAATGGCCAATGACCTTTTGACTACATATAAGTATGGTTGGAAGACTTCTTACTATCAGAACACCTACGACATTAAAACTGATGAGGTGGTAGAGGAGAAGTCCGAACTTAATAGCTTATTAGACGAACTAGAATCAGTAGAGGAGGGAGAGTGTGAATCCTGCTCAATTTAAGGTTTCATCAGTTAATGATAAGAACATGGAAGAAGTGAAGGGGATGACGGTATTCAATACCGAAGTCCATGATAGCAAAAAACAACCTATGTTTTTTGGAAAACCCCTAGGGGTTCAAAGATATGATACTTATAAGTATCCCATCTTTGAGAAGCTGACAACAACACAATTGGGATATTTTTGGAGACCAGAGGAAGTCTCTCTCCAGAAAGATAGGGCAGACTACCATACACTGAGATCAGAACAGAAGCATATCTATACTTCTAATCTGAAGTATCAGATTATGCTTGACTCTATTCAGGGTCGTGGTCCTGGTATGGCATTCATTCCATACTGTTCTTTACCTGAACTAGAAGCATGTATGGAAGTGTGGGGATTTATGGAGATGATCCATAGTCGTTCCTACACATACATCATTAAAAATATCTATCCTGATCCATCAGATATTTTTGATCATATCATTACCGATGAAAGGATTCTTGAGAGAGCCAAGAGTGTAACACAATCTTATGATGACTTTATCAATACCGCACAAGAGTGGGGTAATGGCAAACTGTGGTCTGATGATTTCAAAGGTTCTGCCGTAAGGGATTATGCAATCAAGGATGTCAAGAGAAAACTTTTCAGGGCTGTCGCAAACGTTAATATTCTTGAGGGTATTAGGTTCTATGTTAGTTTTGCTTGTAGCTTTGCATTTGGTGAACTCAAACTCATGGAGGGCTCTGCAAAGATTATTTCCCTTATCGCGAGAGATGAGAACCAACATCTCGCTATCACTCAAAACATCCTGAACAAGTGGAAGGCTGGTGATGATCCTGACATGAAACAAATCATGAAGGAGGAAGAGGAGTGGTTGTATGCTATGTTTGATAAGACTGTCGATGAGGAGAAGAGATGGGCAGACTATTTGTTCAAAGATGGATCAATGATTGGTCTTAATGACGCACTTCTCAAGAAGTATGTTGAGTGGATTGCTAATCGTAGGATGAAATCTATTGGTTTGAAACCTATATATGATGTTGCTGCTAAAAACAATCCACTTCCTTGGACACAGCATTGGATTAGTAGTAAAGGTCTCCAGGTAGCTCCGCAGGAGACAGAAAATGAAAGCTACATCGTTGGTGGGATTAAACAGGATGTTAAAAAAGACACATTCTCAGGATTCAAACTCTGATCCTATTGAATATGGTGATTGGAATGATTATGCTCTAGGTTTCTTCATTGAGGAGACCAGGAAAGTTCAAGCCCAGAAAAATAATGACTATTTGTTTGAAGATTATGAAGAAGTGGAGTAAGCTAACGATTTTTGGATTATTCGGGGCAGTCGTTATTTTGTCAATGGTGTTACCCGTATCTAATACAAACTGTAATACTATTTCGGGTCACCCAAGTATCTTATGTGACCCTTCCTAAGCATTGTGTAAAACCGGGTAGTACCAATGCCATGCTCCTTACGGAAGGCGGCACCACTCTCCCATGTTTTCACACCATCAGTAATAGGTCTCATAACAGACTGTCTTATCTTCTCTTGATGCTCTGGAGTATTCTTCTGTCCGTAACGAGGGTTACCCTCACCAGAAAACATTTCAGAAAACTTTTCTCTGACCTCTGGGCGCCACATAGGATTGTCTTTCTTCATACTCTCTGAGCGACGGTCACAGAACTTCTCGTTTCTCAAGACCACTTCGTAGATACCGGCCCTCTCACTGACAAAGAAGCGGCCCTCTATGTTCGTGTTGTAGTAGTCGTCAGTCATCAAGACATCACGCTTGAACTGTTCTAAAGTTTCGTAATAACTCATTGACTTTTTGTGGGGGCACAAGTATAATATCTCTCTTACAAACTTGTCGCCGCCTAGGAGTTTGACATCTTCATTCAGTTCGTCACATGACCCGTAATATTTTCTCCAGTCGCTCTCCATTGTCTTCCTTCTACCCGTCTTCTTCTGCTTCCGACGAGACCAGAAAGATTTCTTACCTACATACTTTCGGTTGTTTGTGGTGTTAGTGATAAGATACACGAACCCCTCAATGCCTTTTTGAGTCCCTGTGTATTCCTCACCATTATACAACCACATGTAAAATCCTTACACCTATATATTATATATGGAAGAAAGGATTTTATCAAAGTCTCACCCCTTGACAGATGGGACACCCCTGTACTATAATTCCAACATCCTTGGACGGTACTATCGTAAGGATTATTTTAATGTTTAGATTAAGTTTTATTTTATGACTAGCAAGATTATCTCTTCAACTCTTATAATGTCTTCTGTGTTTGTAGGAAGTACATGTGTAGCATCCACAACATTAGAGGGTGAACTGAATGATGTTACTGGCCGAGAAAAAGTAGAAGCCATTGAGGTGGTTAAAGAGAAAGATTATAAGTGGGACTGTCCTGATTGTAACCAAAACGAAAGATTTGTCCTAACAAAACTTCAGGAACATACCAATATTCGTGATCGTAATTCCCTTGCTACCATCATGGGTAACATTAAATCTGAGTCACAATTTCATGCAGACATTTGTGAGGGGGGTGCTAGAGTTCCTTATGAAAAATGTTATAGTGGGGGATATGGCTTGATCCAATGGACTACTGCAGGTCGATATAATAACTTAGGTAAATTCTGTACAAAGTACGATTGTGATCCAAGCAGTCTAGAAGGTCAGACTCGTTATATGATTAATGAGAATATCTTTCAGAGACAACTTCCTTATTTTGAAGGTAGTGGTATGACTGTTAGTTATTATATGAATGCTGCTTATCGTTGGTTGGGATGGGGCATCAAAGGACATCGAGACCACTATGCATATGATTACACTAAGCGTATGGTCCTTGTCTGATGGGTTGACAGGGGACACTAAATATCCTATAGTGTGATGGTGGTTGAGAGACCACTGCTGTAACCATCTTGGCGGTTCAGGGTTAGAGGCGATAGGAACCGTCATCCTGGGGATATGGTGAAATGGATATCACACGGCTCTTCTAAAGCCTTATTCCAAGTTCAAGTCTTGGTATCCCTGTTGATATCCCCGAAAGGAAAACCTACATATTTCTATCATGAACATCACATTATCGGATTTTATATACATTCGACATAATGCCCTGACACCAGAGTTTTGTCAAAATGTTATTGAGAAATTTGAGAATGATGACAGAACCGTACCAGGAAATGTTGGGACCGATGAATTTCGTAGAGTAGATACTACAATAAAAAATTCACTTGATCTTCTTATTAGTCCTTTACCTGAGTGGAAAGAGGAAGACCTAGTTTTCTTTAACTCACTTAATCGTCACATTCATGAATATCAGAAATGTGAGTATCTTGGTGATATATTGAACATGCGCTTTCAAAATCCTAGAGACAGTGGGTATCAAATCCAACGTACATCTCCTGGTTTAGGATATACTTGGCATAGTGATGATCAAGTTGGTCAATATGTAATTGACAATGGAATAAGGTGGGCAACTTATATTTGGTATCTCAATGATGTCAAAGAGGATGGTTACACTGAATTTGTTGATGGAACCAAAATACAACCAGAGGCAGGGAAGATAGTTATCTTCCCAGCATGTTGGCCATATATCCATCGTGGATTTCCACCTAAGTCTGAGACCAAATACCTCGTTACTGGTTGGATGCATAGTACATAATGGACCCCATAGATATCCTGTTACTTCTTAGTAATCTTGAAGGAAGTACCGCCCATTTAGGTAAGTTGGGGTTACTGGTTCGATTCCAGTCGGGGGAGTTATTCAATACTCTTAGGAGGTTAAATGTAGTACTATGATTGTTGTAAGATGTAAAGAGTGTAGAAAAGAACTTATTGGTAAAAGTAAAGTTCAATTTTGTGGTTGCCCGAATCAAATGAGTATTATGGGTGATAAAGTTAGTGCCAAAGATTTGAGTAAAGTCGTAATGGTGACTAATGATGTAGAAAAAAAACTTGATAGTCATTTCTCTAATCAAGAACTTCTCTATCAAGAGGAGAGAAGGAAGAGGAAAGTGAGGAGGTTGGATTTTGAGGTACGCTGACAATATCTTTCAAATACGGAATGTTTTACCAAATGACAATTTCTTAGAAATTGCAGAAGAGTTAAATATGATTGGTAATGGCAATCAATGGAGATTTACTAAGAGTGATAGTGAAGCCAATAACAGAGGTTGGTTATTTAAACCACTAGGCGAATTTGATAATATTGGTGACAACTTGTTACTTATTAAGTATGGTACTTATCTACAATATGTGTGTCAAAAATACGTTAAGAAAAGATTGTATTTGCATAGAGTGAATACAAATCTTCAATTCTTTGGTCAAGAGAG